GGGAGCGGGCGCTCGCCGGCGAGGTAGCGCCGGAGCGTGCGCGGGTTGGCGCGCGCGACCTCCACCGCGAACACGACGGCCGGCATCGGGCCCGCCTTGCCCTCGCGCGCGTCCGGCGTCGCGTCGATCGCCTGGCGCACGAGGATCGCGTCGGCGACGTGCGGCCCGGTGATCGTCGCGCGGTCGGTAGTTTCTGCCATACAAAGAACCTCAGTCGAGTGTGAGTGTCGACGACCCGGGCAAGCTAGGGCCGTCGGGCCGCGTCGGCAAGGGCCGGCGGGTCGAACTCGAACGCGAGTTGCCGCAATAGCTCGCCGTGATTCTGGCCGCCGCACCGGCACCGACAGCGTGCACCGCGCGAGGCCGCGCACCGTTTCGCCCAACCCTTCGAGCACTCGCGCGGCGCCGGCCGATATTTCTCGAACGCGACGCGCATATCGGCGAGCGTCTCGGCCGGATCGGCGCCGGGCGGCGGGCCCGCCCATCCCGGGCCGGTCTGCCACTCGTCGCCGATCATCGCCGATACCCCTCGGTCGGCACCGGCGCGGCCGGGATGACCGCGGGCTCGGCGCCGGATGCGATGAAAAACGCGCGCGCTTCCTTCACGTGCTCGCAATCCTTCGCCGGGTAGCACCCGCCGAGACAGCCCCACAACCCTTTCGCGTTGAGGCGCACCGTTACCGGCGGCCCGCCTTTCTTGCCGGCGGGCACCTCGAAAATCGTCTTAGCGGCCGACTCGTACACGACGCGCACGCGCGGGCCCTCGACCTCGGGCCCGCGCACCTCGTCGCCGCTCACGACGACACCTCAACCGCGAGGCCGATCGCGCGGAGTTCGCGCGCGATCCGGTGCCAGGAATTTGCGCCGCCCTGTGCGAGACAAAACTCGGCATAGCTGCGCATCGTCGAGCCCCAACGGCCGTTCGGGTCGGCGATGTCGGCGAGCGCCGTCGGGTTCGCGGCGAGCACCGCGCGCGCCGCGTCGCGCACCGCGCAATCGCGCGTCCACTCGGCACGGCGCTTCGCTTCCTTGCGCGTCCGCGCGAGTTCGTTTTTCCGCTCGCGCACCGCCTTGTCGACGGCCGAGATCAGCGCGGAGTCCCGATTGCTTTCGAGCGAGAGTTTCGCGACGCAATCGGAACCGACCGTAAAGCGCTTCCCGTCAGCGCTCAGAATGTGGCACGCGTAGCGGATCCCCTGACCGCAATACTTGCACGTGCCCATCGGTTGACCGGGCGCGCCGACTTCGGCCGTCACGCCGGGCGCGATCTGCGTGCGGATCGGGCCGACTTCCTCGGTCATGCCAACGAACTTGAACGGCGCGAGGCCGAGGCCGGAACGCTCGAACGGGTGCGGGGCGGTGACAGTCATTTGCGGAACCTCGGTACGGGTGAGCGGCAAGCGCCGCGGCGTTTCGCCTGACCGTATTATAGGGCCGGTGGCCCTAGCGTGTCAAGGGCCGAGTTAGAGCCAAAATCGCTCCCCGTAGAGCGGCCGCTCCCACCGGTCACGGGTGCGCCAGCTATTCGCCCGGGCGATCCGTTGCATAGCGACCCGGGCGGCGACGATCGGGTCGGCGTCGTATTCGCCGACGAGGAGGTTACGAAGCTGCGTATAGGTCGGCCGCGCGCGGTCGCATGCTTCGCTCAATGCGATGCCGTAGCCGAGGAACGGTTGCAACACGCGCTCGGCCGTGAGGCGCGCCCCTTCCTCGTATGCCATCGCGACCGCGTGACAGAGCGAGAGCGTCATCGCCGCGCGCCGGCGCGCTTCCTCGGCGTCGAGGCGCAACCCGAACGCGCGATCGCCGCGCGGGTCGTTATAGAGCACGATCGCCGTCGAGCGCCGGCGGGTGAGTGTCTTACGCATCGGCGCGCACCTCGCACGGATCGTCGGCCGGGTTGACGCCGGCGGCGCCGAGCACGGCGAGCGCCCGCTCGAACGGCGTCGCGCGGTGCACGGCGAGCGCCACCTCGCGCCGGCCGGCGCGGCGATCGAGCGCGAGTACGTCGTCGATCAGCACGCGCACGAACGCGAGCCCGTCGACGTGCGCCTCGGCACTCGCGCACGCGGCGAGGTCGCTCGCATAGTGCGGAATCGGCTCGCGGCGATACGGCGTATCGGGCCGCACGATCCGCCACCGCCGCGGCGAGTCCGTGTCGACCTCGGCGACCGGGAGCCCGACGACGCGCGCCGCGATCAATGCCTCGACGCGGGCGCGCGTCTCGCTCGTCGGCGCCGACGGATCCGCCGCCTCGGTCGCGATCGCGGCCTCGCGCACGAGTTCGTCGACGGCCTCGCGCCAGTGATCGCGCTCGGCGGTGTGATGGTCGAGCGCGGCGAGCGCCGAGGCGAGCCGATGATCGGACGGGCGCGAGGCCGCGATGTCACGTGCGGTTTGCGCGAGCACCGCGAACGCCAGGCCGCGCTTTCGCTCGGCGTCGGCGAGTTGCGTGCGGGAGGCGGCGAGCGCCTCGCGCACGGGGACGGCATTGGTGCGGGCTATGGTCGTCATTGGGGAGTCCCTCGGGTTAGATGTCGGATTCGCACGGCGGATATGCCGGGCGCGGTGCGGGTGCGGCGGGCGGCCAGGGCGCCGGGTACATCCAAAACCGGCCGATTTTCACCATACCCGGCGCCGGCGGCTCGCCGGCGACGCGGCGCGGTTTCGCCGGGCCGGCGGCCTTGCGTGCCGCGTTGACCCGGGCGAGCGCGGCGAGTGCCGCCGGCGACGGCGCACGGCTCGCGCGCGGTGCCGTGTAGCGCACGCGGTTCGCCTTGAATGCGTCGCGCAACGCGGCGTGCGCCTCGGCGCCGAGGAAGTGCCGCACGAGGAGTAGATAGCGCGAACAGAACTCCCACCCGTGCCACGCGCCCGGCATCTTCGACCAAAAGCGCACGCCGGCACCGCGTTCGAGTGTGCGCGGATACAGCACGTGCGCGAGTTCGTGCAACAGGTAGTAGCGCGATCGGGTCCAGACCGGCATGGCGATCGACCCGCCCGACGCGGACCCGCGCCGGCGCGCGCGGCCGTCCGTGACGACGACGCGGGTGCGGCACCCCGGGAACGTGCGGCGCGTCCACGCCGACGCGACGACCTTGTCGACGAATGCTTGCGAGTCGGCGAGCGCCGGCAGTTCTGGCCGCCCCGCGAGACCGGCCTCGCGCGCGGCCGCGAACGCGACCCGCTCGGCGCGATAGCACTTCTCGCGCTGGACATCGCGCGGCGCGCTCACCGGATCACCTCGACGGCGACGACCGTCGCCCGACCGAACCATGCGTCGCCGTTTCGGCGCTCGCACTCTTTCGCGGCGAGATCGGCGCGGGAATGGAACGAGATCGACCACGGGCGCCCCTCGGCGAACGCGACCTCGCGCTCGGCGAGCGCCTTGCGGTCGCGGTCTAGCGATACCTCTAACTCGGCCAGCGTCCACGAACCCCATGAACCCGCGGCGACGTGCGCCTCGAACTCGGCAACCGACTGGCGATAGTGGGCGAGTTCGAGTCGGCCGACCAGCGAGATCACCGCGTGCGTCAGCGGGCGAACGCTCTTTGTCTCGAACGTGACGCCGGCGAGCGTCGCGGCGTAGGTGACGGCGGGCTTTTTCATCTGGCAACCTCGGCGAAAGTGTGGTGCGGCAATGCGCCGCGTTTCGTGTGAGGGACAGTATAGGGCCGTCGGCCCTAGTCTGTCAAGGGCGCCGGCGAACTTTCTTTGACGGACCTTCCGTCGTCGCACGCCGAGAGGAGCACGAACGGCGCGTCATGCCGGACGCGTTGCTCGAACACGCGCAACCCGTCGGCGGTCGCTTCGAGCCGGCCGACGACGACAACGTCGTCGCCGTGCTTTGGCTCGCCGCGCACCTGGCGCGCGTCCGTCCAGACGACGCGGGAGCCCGGGCGGCGCGCCTCGAACATGCCGCCCGTGCCGTAGTGCGCGACGAGATCCCACGCGGTGACGGTGCGCGGTTCCACGTTAGCGGCCCTCGCTCGGGAGGTCGACGATGTGCTCGTCGTGTAGCGTCGTGAACGTCCGCTCGCCGCGTAGCTCGAACGTTTGGTGCCGACCCTCGGCGATCGCGCGGTTATGCCGGCGGTCCTGCTCGGCCGTGAGGAGCGCGAGGCGCGCTTTGACGTCGGGATAGCCGGCATCGAATCGCGTGTGCGAGTGCTGGACGGCCCAATAGAGATCGCCGTCGGCCATCGCCGCGATCTCGCGCTCGGCATCCTCGACGAGCGCCGCGGCGTGCGCGACCTCGATCGCGCCGCGGAAATAGTCGGCATGCATGCATACCGTGCGCTTGGTCGGATCCTCGGCGACCCATGCCTCGGCCGCCCGCAACGCGCTCTCGAACGTGCCGTCGACGTCCCCGCGGCGCGACGAGGCGATCAGCGCGAAGTTTTCGAGGCCCGACGCGTGACGGAGCGAATAGCCGTAGGCGGTCGGCATAATTTCGGCTTCGAGGAACCGGGCGCGCCAGAGTTCCGATTGCACGCGGCATAGCGATTCACTATCGAAGCACCCTGGCGCGAAGTCCGACGGGCGCGCATTGGCGCGGGTGAACTCGGCGACGTGCGCGGCGGCGGCGTGTCCGACGATCGTCAGTCTCGGCATGATGGCACCTATCGAAAGAGTGTGCGCGGCGAGTGCCGCATTTCGGTCGTGCGTCCAATCTAGGGCCGACGGCCCTACGGTGTCAAGGGCTCGTGAGCACGAGGTATAGCGCCCGCGTCGCGGCCAGCGTCGCCAGGATCGCGAACGCGCCCGGCGGCGGTTCGAGCCACGCGAGCGCCGCGGCGAGCGTCTCGACGGCGCGGCGCACGGTTAGAAGCGGCCGCCCGGCGTCATGCCCTTGCCGAACACGACGAGCCCGGCGACGGCGACGAGGAGCGCGAACCCGAGCGGATAAGTACGGATAAGGTCGAGCATGTGAGGAACCTCGGAACAGGGTGTGCGCGGACTCTAGGGCCAGCGGCCCGCCGGTGTCAACCTTTCGGGTTCCGTGCGGGTCGCCCTACGGCCATACCTTGACGCCGGCGAGCGCGCCGGGCCCGGCGTACACGTGCCCGTCGGGCGCGCGCACGGCCGCCACGCCGGCCGAGACGCCGACGCGGTCGACGAGCTTGCGCCACGTCGAGCGCGTGTCGCCAGCGGCCGCCACGAGCGCCGGCGAGCGGCATACCTCGGGCGCTTGCTCGACGGCGCCGACGGTGATCGTTGCCCATGCGGGCCCGACGACTGTCACCGAGGCCGGGCGGATCCCGTGCGCGTCGGCGGGCCCGCACCCGAGGCGCGGCGCGATGGTGATCGGATCGAGACGCACGGCGAGGTCGATCGACCCCGTCGCCGGCGGCGGTGCGAGCGTGACGGCGGCGCGCACATGGTACGGCGCCGAGTCGACGTCGAACGTTTGCGAGAGCGCGCCGCCGGCGCCGGCCGTCACGGGTCCATGTCCCGTCGCCGACGCGCGGAGCGCGCGCACCGTGGCCGTGAGGTCGAGACGCGCCGTGCGTTCGAGCCCGAGCGCGCGGTCGAGCGCGTCGGACTCTTGCCGGAGTTGCGTCACGAGCCGTTGCACCGCGGCCAGCGAGTCGGGCAACACGCCGCGCGGGAGCGCGAGGCGGCGCGTCGTGTCGTGCGCCGCGATCGTGTTCGAGTTCGCGAGCGCCGCGGCGGCCGCCTCGCGGCGTAGCGCGGCGATCGTGTGCCGTTGCCACCAGAACACGCCGAGCGCCGCCAGGATGACCGCGCACACCGCCGCGGCGACGAGGATCGCCGCACGATTGCGCACGATCGGGAGCGGGAGCGCCGGCGTCACGGGCGGGCCCTCATAGCGCGGCGAGGTCGCCGAACACGTACAGCCCCGCGTCGCTCTTGCTTCCTCGGATCCGCCCCGTGTAGGCGCCGTTCCCGTTCCGCGAGCTTGGATCCTTCGGGTCGGCCGCGTTGCCCTCGGTGCAGTAGAACCCGCGCCCGCCGTCGGCCCGCCGCACGGCGAGTGCCTCGTCGGCGGTGCCGATGTGGAGTTTCGCGCCGACGAAAAAGGTGTGATGCGCGTGCGGTTTGCCGGTCGACATATCGACGAGCAACCCAACCCACCCGAGCACCGAGGCCGGGTCGCGCGCGAGTGCGAAATCGAACTCGGCACGCGTGCGGAGCGCGCCCTTGCGCGCCAGGTAGGCGCGCTGCTCCTCGCACGATCCCGTCATCAGCAACGGCCACGCACGGCCGAACGTCTCGACGCCGACGCGCGACACGAACGACATGCACCAATAGTCGGGCGGCCGGTTGCCCGTCGCGTGCTGGCACCACTCGACGCCCTCGCCGGCATTGGCGCCGGCGTACTCGCGAATGAAGCGATACGCGCACGCCTGGCGTATGAGCGCCTCGCGCCACGTGATCGACTCGGGCAACCTCATTGCGCACCGTCCGGCGTCGTCGCGCCCATTGGCGGGAGTGAGCGCGGCGGCTCGCCCGTCGGCCCGCGCTCCTCGACGATCGTGCGCGTGATCTGCTCGTTCACGTTGTGCGATTCCGAGCGCGTGTCGCTCTTGCTATCGCTCTTGCTATCGCTCGTCGAGGCCGATCGCGTCTCGGCGTCGGATTCGGTGCGCGAGAATGCGCTCGCGATCGTCGACGCGGCGCTCGCCGAGAGCCCCGTTTTCTCGACCACGGCGAGTAACACCTTCGTCCCGAATGACGCGGCGATGATCCAGCACGCGACGACGGCCGGCAAGTTCGCGGAAATCGCATAGTGCACGAGCACGCCGACGCACACGAGTTTCGAGAATGAGAGCCGGCCGTCGGTGCCGGTGAACGGATGCACGAGCCACACGGCGAGGCGCTCGCCCGAGGCGCCACGGTGCGCCGCGAGCACGAGCACGAGCGCGAGCAGCGTGCCGACCACGGCGTACAGGATCCACGCCGGGAGCGGCGACGGGGCAATGAGCGACGTCGGGAGTTTGACCGCCGGCAACGCGGGCACGCGGCGCGGCGTCGTATCGGTGGCCGCGGCCGCCGAGTCGCCGCCGGCGATCGTGACGCCAGTGACGCCGCCCGAGTCGACGCGCGTCGCCGAGCGCCGCGTCGAGTCGCCGGTCGACGTCGAGACGGTCACGGTCGTCGAGGTCGACGCGGCGCGGTGCGACGTGTCGACCCCGGTCGACGTTTGCAGCGCGAGTGCGAGCAATAGCGCGGCGATCATGGATCCTGGCCCTCGTCGGGTGCGTGTGGAGGTTCGCGCAATTCGTGAATCAGCGCGGCCGCGCCGACGTCCTCGGCGCGCCGGGCGGGACCGTGGCGCCGTTCCTCTTGTCCCTCGGGCGGGCGGCCCGTGAGTACGATGGCGCGCACGATGTCGAGCGCGCCGCGCATTTCGCCCTGGCCGACGGCGAGCGCTTCGAGACGCGAGGTCACCGCGTGCATGGACCCGACGAAACTCTCGATCGTGTGCGCGAGTGAGTCGATCGTCGCCGAGAGGCGCGGCATGTCGGCGAGCGCGCGACCTTGCGCGAGTTGCGCCGCGCTCACGCCTTCGAGCGCGGCGCCGACGGCGTCGAGCGTCGATTGCGATTGATCGATGCGCGTCCGAAATAACTCGGTTTCGCGGATCTCCGGCGCGAACACCCGCTCGCGGAGCCACGCGCCATGCTCGGCGGCCCGCGCGCTCAACGCGTCACCGACCGCGGACGCGAAGCGCTCGGCCTCGCGATCGAGCGCGCCCATGATGTGCGCATCGAACGCGGCCGGGTTGCGCGCGAGGATCGCGAGCGTGAGTGCGTCATCTTGCGACCCCGATCGCAATCGCGAGTCGCGCACGAACCGATCGAGGCGCGGCCGGATGAAATCGACGTACAGCCACACGAGCGCGCGCCACGTGAGCGCCGAGCCGGCGGCGGCGGCGACGAGCGCGCCCCAGCGCGCGGGTGTCGTGAGATCGGGGAGGAGTGCGGCGCGTGCGATGCCGGCAAGACGGGACACGGCGACGGGTGACGGATCATTTACGATCGGTGACGTCGCGCCGTGCGCGCTCGGAGGCCCTCAAAGCATAGCGCGCCGCGGCGCGCGTCGTCAAGCAAACGACAGCGCGCCGAGCGCAATCAGTTCCCCGCTCGCGCCGCTCCACGCGCCGAACCCGACGCGATCTGGCCCGGTCGTGAATACGGTGGACAGCGCGACGTTCGTGAGCGTGACCAACCCGCCGCCCACGTTATAATGGAAATACCATTGCCCGCCCGAGCGCTCGATAATGAGCGTCGCGGCCGTCGCGGTGAGGTTCGTCGCGCCGCGCACAAGTTCCGCGCCGGCCGACAGCGCGCCCGTTCCCTTCCACACGCTTGCGCGCCGATTGGTGCCGTTGTGATGGATCCCGACGAGCACCCACTTGCCGGTAGCGCTTTCCGAGAAATAGAGGAACCCGCCAGAATTCGCCTCGGTCGCCGGAATGCTCGTCGCGTCCAGTTGGTAATAGTGATCGCTCACCAATTGCGGCACGGTGAGCACGGCGCCGCGCGGCACGCCGCTCCCGTCGGCCGCGAGATTCAGCAACGCGTTGCCGCTTCCGTCCTTGTCGAGCGCCGAAATAAATCCAGCATCGTTGAACCGCGTCCACGGCGACGGGAGTGCGATCGTCGGCGACGTCAGCCCGGGCCGCCCGGGCGGCCGCGGATTGAATGGATCCGTCACCGACAGCGATGTCGCGACGGTCGAGTCGTCGGCCGGCGTCGGCGTGACGTCCGACGTCGCGACGAGCGCGGGCTCGCCGAGCCAAATCTTATCGCCGAACCATTGCTCGACCGAGTAGCATCGCGCGTGCACGTAGCCCGTGCCGTTCCGGCGGCACACAAACCACGAGTTTGTTTGATCCCAAAACCCGCTCGACAGATTCAACAGGTTTTGATTGCGGACGATCCATTGTCCCTCCATGCCGCCGGCGCCGCCGCCCGGGAGTCGGCGAATCGAGAGTCGCGCCTGCATCTTGTCATAGGCCGAATTCGTCGGCGGCAATATCTGCGCTTCGAGCTTGAACTCGTGCCCGGGGTCGTACCCGATCAGCGCCGCGGCCGAGCCGCAGTCGTATACATACGCGTTGGCCGTGTTGTACGAATACACGACGAGCATGATCCGCGGTGAGCCGTGGTCGATCCCGGTGAACGGCTCGACCGCCTGGATGCACACGAAGCATTCGCCGAACGCGCCGAAACTTGCCCACCCGACATAGCAGGGCTCGACGAAATTGCCGTTCGGGGTGAGGTCCGATGCGGCGTCGATCCACACGCGCGCGACGAGCGTCACCTTCGGTTGCGTGAAACCGCCGGGATAGATGCTCGTCGGCACGGCGTTGCGCATGCCGCGGTAATTGTCGATCGAGCATTGAAAGACGGTGCCGCCCGCCTCCGCGGCGATGATCGTGCTATCGAAGTCGACCGCCGTACTCCCGCCGTTGAACGGCAGTCCGCGCGCGAAGTGAAAGCGCTTGTAATCGGGCGCCAACGCCACATGGATATTGTCGTAGAGTCCGACGTCCATGCCTTCGATGTCGTCGACGGGCTCGTTATAGTCGCTCCACCAACCGCCCTGATCGACCCATCGGTACGCGGTGAGCGCGTCGTCATCGGTATTGTACGCGCACCAATCCTCGCCCCAATCTTGGAGGCCCGAGAGCGACGAGTTGCACACGAGCGGCGGAATCGTCGGCACCCACGGCGCCGGCGGGATCGAGAGCGCGCGCGGCTCGAACGTCACCCACACCGATTTGAGCGACGCGCCGCCGGTCGGCACGACGCGGAACATTTCCTCGGTGACGATCGTGTTCGGGACCGCCGTGCCGCGCGTAAACCCGGCGGTGTCGATCGGCGTCGCCGCACCCGCGACGTCGACCCACCCCGTGCCGGTGACGAACGTCTGCAATCGCACGTCACCCGTGCCGGCGACGATGACGTCGACGTCGACGCGCACTTTCGTAAACGGCGCCGGGTTATAGCTGAATTGCGAAAACGCATCGTCTTGCCCCGCCGCGATCACGCTCGGCGACCCGGCGGGATCGGTCAACAGGACCGGGATAATCATGTCGACCGAGACGCCGGTCGGCGTCGCGCCGCCGCCTTGCGCGCCCGTGGTCTCGTACCCGGGGAACACGATCGGCGTCCACGGCGACTGCAACCGGCTCGCGGAGTTTTGCGCCTGACCGTAGATCGTCGTCGGATCGACGGGCGCGAGCGGCACTCCGGCGAGCGCTTGTGAAAAGCTCGTGCCGTCGCTGAACCAATCCGTCGGGCCGAGCGTCGTGCCGCTCGCCACATAGCGCACCGTCGGGTCACCGCTCGCCGCGACCAACGTCCATTGTGGCGAGCCTGGCACCGCCGCGAGCGTGACCGAGGCGGCCTCGCCGTTATACGTCGTCACCGACACCGTTGCGTCGCCCGTCGTCGCGCTCACCTGCGCGACTGAGATCACATTAATCAGCGGCGCTTGCGGTGGCTTCGGTCGTTTGATCGCCGCATCGGGCACGGTGCCCGACACCTTGCCCTTGACTTGGATACTCGTGCGGCGGGCGGTGCGCGTGACGTCGTGCCGCACCTGCACGACGCCGAACGTTTGCGACGTGTCATAGTGCACGCCGTTCGCCGGGAACGCGCCGAGATCGTACAACGTGGCGAGGGGGAAAAAGCGCGTCTCTTTCTCCACGTCGGCGACCGGCGTGCCGAGATCCGAGAGCGCGTAACCGAGAAACGCCGTCGCCTCGCTCGGGGAGTCGATATTGCTCGTCGAATCCTCGTCGAACTCGACGTAGCGATCGCCGTGATCGACGACGCTCGGATCGTCCTGCCCCGTGACCTCGTCCATAAGGAGCGTCGCCGCGTTGAGAAAGCGCACGCGGCCTTTGTTCCGCACGTCGGCGTCGCCCACCTTGAACGCGGGCACGTCGAAATAGTCATCGGGTGACAGCGTCCAATCGGGCGCCGTTTTCGCCCGATCCGGTTGAAACACGGTGAGTTGATACGTGTTATCCGACTGCCACATGCCGCGCACCACGCCGCCGAACTGAAAGGCGAGGTCGTTGAGCGCCGTCAGGACGGGGACTTGCTCTTGGTCGAACTTGCGCACCATCCACAGCCCGAAGGCCGGCGGCGTCGGCCCCACGGGCAACGCGTCGACGAGCGTCACGCCGCCGAGCTTCGATTGCGGGTTGTCGGCCAGAATCGCCGCCATGACGTCGCGCACTTCGAGCGGCGCGGTCGCGCAATAGGTGCGTTTCTGGTCGATGAAAGTGTCGAGGAGCCACGCGAATTTATCCCGCGCGGTGACGGTGATCGTGTTGCCGCGCCCCTTCCCGTCGATCTCGTCGATCTTGCCGTCGAACATCGGGAGCCAATCGCCGACGAGCGGCGTCGTGCCGTCGGCGACCATGCGGATATCCCACGTGATGCGCCGCGACTCTTTCAAGAGTTGCCGATAGCCGACGCCCGACACTTGATTCGCCGGACTCGCTTGCACGTAGGGAGAGAGCGTCGTCGCAATGTCGGCATAGGTGCGCGCGAGAACAAACGTCCCTTGCGTGACCGGCGTGTCGAACCCGTCGACCGTGTGCGCTTCGATGCACCAATCTTTGCCGAGATAGTTCGAGAGGTCGACGAGCGTGCCGGCGTAGTTCGCAACGGAGATCCGTTGCTCGATCCGCACGTGCGGCGCCGTCGCGCGGTACAGCGCGACGAGCGTGTTCGCCGAGAGCACGCGCGGCATCGGCGGCCGTCCTTACGCCTGGCGCGCCGAGAGCGACGCGCGGCGCTTGAACCCTTCCGCTTGCGTCTTGTCGGGCACGTAGGGCCCGCCCGTGACGCGCACGATCGCCGCGATCGCCACGTTCCCGACCGCCTCGCCGTTGAGCGTCACGCGCGCGTCCATCGCGACGAGGGTGCGCAACGCTTCATACGTCGTTTGCGACATCATCGCCGCCGGCCAATCCCACTCACGGAACTCGGCCGACACGCTCGACGACAGCCCGCCCGTGAACACCTCGACAGTCTCGCCCGTGCGGCGCGCCTCGCGCTCGGTGGCGCCCGAGGCGGCGCCGACGTCGACGATGATCGTCGTCGCGCCCTTCGTGATCGTGAGAAAGTTCGCCATTTATCCGGCCCTCACCCGGGCACCCCGTACCATGGCGTCGAGCCGTCGCGCTGCGGCGTCGCGCGTGCGCGGCGCTTGCCCTCGCCGACGATCGTGTCGAACAGCGTCGCCGGGTCGAACCGTGAGCCGTCGATGATGATGTCGCCGGTAAACACGTACTGCGGCGCGGTGCCGGCGCTCGCGCCGCTCGCCGGCGCCGCGGACAGCAACGGCGGCGCCGAGTTCGGGATCTGCGGCGGCGTCACTGGCACCGACGGCCGTGCGTCGGGCGGCGTCGGCGACGGCCCGCCGCGGATCGCCGCCGGCCCTGACGGCGTCGGATCCGTCGCCAGGAACCGCGCGAGCGCCACGCGGTACCCGGGCGGGAGATTCAAGAGCGCCGACGTCGCCGTCGTGGCGGCGTCGCCGAGCTTGTCGACCGCGTCGGCCGTGCGGTCGATCCCGATGTCGGCGATCTCACCGCGCGCCCGCGCGAACTCGTCGGCCGCGGCAAACGCTTCGCTACCGGCCTGGCCGGCGGCGTGTCCGAAATCTTTGACCTTGTTCCCAAAGTCGCGAATATCGCGGCCGATCCCGCCGAGGAATGGAATCTTCGAGATGAATGAGCCGATCGCCGCGATCAGACCGCCGATCGTCACCGCGACGGCGCTCACGATTTTGAGGATCACGCCGGCCGCGATCGCGACGCCCTGGCCGAGATACGTGACCACGATCGCGAGGAACTTAAACACGGGAAAGAGCGCTTCGAGGAGCGGGATCAGCGCTTGAAAGAGCGGCGCCAGCGCACGGAGGATCGGCGAGAGCACCTCGAACACGGCACGAATGAGCGGCACGAGCGCGTCGAGCACGGGCGCCAGCGCGGCGAACACCGGCCCGAGGGTCTCGGCGACGACGTTCGCGATCTTTTCGAGCACGGGCGCGAGCGGCGCCGCGGCGCGCCCGATCCCGTCCATGATCGCGCCGAACGGCGAGATCGCGGCGAACACGGAGCGGAACACCGCCACGACGCCACCGACCGCGGCGCGGAGCGAGCCAAAAACGATGTTGGCGGGCTCGAACGTGCGGGCGAACGCAACGAGCGCCGCCTCCGTGTTATCGAGTTCGCGCCGGAACCCAAGGCCGATATTGGCGAACGTCGCGCCGGTAAGCCCCTTTTGGAAGTTGAGATTGTCGGCCGCGTCCGACACCGTGCGTTGAAACGCGTTCGCGCCGCCGGCGCGGCTGCGCTCGGCGTTCGTCAACCCGGTGCCCGGCGACTTGACCGAGGCAATCTTGTCGAGCGCGTCGGCGGCGCGCGTGATCTCGGCGTCGAGCGCCGCCAGCGCGTCCACGTTCGCCGCGGTCGCCGGAATGAGATCCGCCGCGATCATTGTGCGGTACGCGTCGGCCGCGGCGCGCGCGCGATCGACCGAGGCCGACAGCGCCGACGTGTCGAACCCGGGCAAGGCCACGTCGACCGCTTTCGTCGTGAACTGCACCGCGTTGCGCGCCAGCACGAGCGGGTCGCGCGCCTCGGCCGAGCGGTGAATCGCCGCGTTCAGTTGGTCGAGCGCCGCGATATTCGCCGACGTCGCCGGGATGACGCCCGTCGCGAGCAGTCCGGCGAACGTCGCCGCCGCCTGTTGCGCCTCGCCGAACGCGCGCACGAGCGCGGCGTTGTCCGGCGGCACGCCGCGCGCGATCGAGTCGCGCACGGCCTCGGTCGATCCGAGCGTCGTCAGCTTTTGCGACGCGAACGCGAGCGCGCCCCGTTCGAGGCGAGAGCGATCGGTCGCCTCGACGATCGCCTTCGTGATATTGAGTTCCTCGCGGAGCGCTTGCGCGCGCTCGGTGACCGAGAGCGTGCCCGATTTGATCTTGTCGGCGAGCGTGCCCTGTGCGGCGTAGAGTTGCGCGACGATGCCGGCTTGGTCGCGGAGTTGCGCCGCAACGAACCCTTGCAACGTCACCGCCGAATCGACCGATCGGGTAATGAGCGCATAGCGTTCCTCGACGAGCTTGAGCGAGTCAATCACGCCGTTCGTCGTCGCCAGAAATTCCTTGAACTCGTCGACCGGGATCGTCGGCAAGTCGGTGTCGGCCACGGCGGCGGCGGTGTCGCCGACCTTGGCGAGCGCGGCGCCGACGAGCGCGCTCTTTTGTTCGAGCGCCGAGATTTGCTCGTCGGCCGCGGCCAGTTGGTCGCCGATGATCGATGCGCCGGCGACGCCAGCGGCGCCCGGGTTCCGCGACTGCGCGAGGAGTTGCTCGCGGCGTGCGTGCGCCGCGGTCAATTGCTGCGCCAGCGTGTCGCGTTGGTCGAGCAGTTGCGGCGCGGCGAGCGACGCGAGCGACGTCTCGAACGCTTTGACGTCATCGTCGGCGCCGTGCATCGCCGAGCGGATCGCGAGCACCGCGGCGAGCACGAGCCCGAGGCCGATCAGCAACCCGCCGCCGGCGGCGATGAATCCCGAGAGCGACGTCAGACCGGCCAGGAACGCGCCGATGCCCTCGGCGCCGGCGACGACTGTCAACGCCGCACGCAAGAGGCCGAACAGTTTGATCGCCCCGCCGAGCGCGAGGAGCAACGGCCCGACGGATGCCGCGAGGCCGGCGATCACGCCGATCGTTGCGAGCACGCCCGGCGGGAGCGCGGCGAGCGTCTTGGCGACGCTGTCGAGCGTGCGCACGACGGCGGTGAACGCTGGCAAGAGCGTGCGGCCGAACGCCTCGGCCGCCTCGATCGCATCGCGTTTGAGGAAGCGCAATTGATTCGACGCCAGCGCGTCGAATTGACTCGCGTTGCCGACCTCTTTCGCGACGCGTTGCATAATGAGCGAGTACGCCGCGAGCGCGCGGCGCGACTCGTCGACCGCTTGCCCGTGATGCACGAGGCCGAGCCGTTGCGCCTCGATTTGCACCGAGGCCGGCTTAATCGAGATCCCGAACTCGCCGAGCGCGCGCGTGTTGCCGCGGAGTCCCGCTTGCAACTTTTCGAGCACCTCGGCCGGGTCGCGCGTCCGAATGAGTCCGAGCGCGCCGGCCGCTTGCGTGAGGCCGAGCGACATCTCGCGCGCCCGCGGGCCGACGACGTCGACCGATCGCAAGAGGAGCGCCGTCGACGCAGCCATTTCTTCGAGCCCTTTGCGTTGCGCCGGGAACCGATCGTGGAGCGCGTCGAGCGCCTTTTGCACCTCGCCGACGCTCGCACCAAACGCGAGGTTGAGTCGCGCGACGTCGGCCTCGCCCTCGATCGCCTCGTGAATGCCGAGGCCACCGCCGGCGACGATCGGCGCCGTGACGGCCGCGGAGAGCGTCGCGCCGAGTTTCGTCGCCACGGGCCCGAGCGCGTCGAGCTTGTCGGCGAATCGCGAGGCGAATGCCTCGCCGGATCGAATGCCGGCGTCACTGAGCGCGCCGACAAAGAGCGATTCGGTCGCCGCGCCGAGCGCGCCGCCACTCCGCGCACGGAACGCGTCGAGCGCGCCGAGCATCGTCGTGTTGAGCGCTTGCGCCAGGACGCCGGCTTGCTTCTCGAACGACTCGCGCGTTATGAGTCCGCGCGCGAGCGACTCGCGCAGTCGGCCTTTCGAGTCGTTGAATTTTTGCTCGATGCCGCGCACGATCGTTTCGGCCGCGGTGTATGCGTCGCCGCTTTTGCCGAGCCCGCGAAATGTTTGATCCGCGGTTTTCGTAAACTCGTTGAGATACCCGACGCCGCGATCGAGACCCGCTTTCACGCCGGCCGCATTCGCGGTGAGTTCGATGACGAATTGCGCGATCGTCGACACGGGCGCCGGGTCTCAGGGAAAAACGGCTCGGCCTTACTCTCGACTAGCCGAGCCGTTTCGGTGCATCGTTCACGAGCCGTTGAAGCTGCTGCTGCTGCTCGTGTTCTTCCTGCTCACGTGCCTTTTGCATGTAGAGCGCTTGCAGTTCCGACAGCCCCCAGGATCCCGTCGAGGCATCGTACCGGGCGAGCAATTCCTCCGGCGTGCAATGGAATTTCTCGACCGCTACTTCGACGACGAACCGGCGGAAGCTGCCGAGTTCGAGTTTCCCGCGAGTTCCTCGACGTCGGCCTCGGTGATACCCGATAGCTCGGCGGCCTTGTCGTAAATCTTGGACATTTCGCCGGCGTCGACGGCGCCGAGTTCGGCGATCTGCTCGTCGCTGAACGCGCGCACCGCCTCGCCGTTTAGCTCGAAATGGAGCGGGTCGACGATCGCGAGCGCGCACAGCTTCGCGCGAATGTTCGACGTCGAGATCGTGCGCTCTTTGCCGCGCATCTTGACGAGCGACGTCTCGAACTCGTCGCGCTCGCTCGCCGAGAGCGCCCGCACGAGCACTTTGCCGCCGAGGTGCGGCACGAGTACCCACTCGGTGCGCGTCGGCCGGCGGCGCACGATCTCGGCGGCGCCGAGCGGTTTTGCATCGGCGAGTGCGCGCTCGTGCGCCGCGCGCTTCCGCGCGGCCTCGTCGAGCGGTGCGGCCTTGGCGCCGGCGGGCGGTGGCGTCGGTGACGGCGCGTGCGCGGCGATCGTCGCCTCGAATCCGTCGCGCGCGGCGGCGTTGAGGTTCGGCGCGGGAATGTCGTTCGGCTTCGTCGTGTCGGTCGCGTCCATGATGGTCGAGGGTCGAAAGTGTGGGTTGACGGGTCGCCGGTGCCCCACACGAACACCGGCGATTCACGAGACAGGCCGCCCGACCGGCCCTTGCGCCAGAGCGAGCGCCGCTAGACGAACAGCCACCCCGCGCCGATCGCCGTGCGCGGCCCGGTGGCGACGCAGTCGATCGCGACGGCCTGGAATGCCTTGGGGTTGCCGTCCGTTTTGATCGTCGAAACGGAACACTGCTGCTTGAACCCGTTTGTGCCGTCGGCGAGGACTTGAATCATCACGTCGGTGCGCAGGTTTTCCGCGGTCGCGATGATCTGCATACCCGGGTCCGCGAGCGTGACGAACCCCGACACGGAGAACGATTGCTCGGCGATCTGCTCGGCGCGGAGTGCGACCGTCTTGCCGAATACGGGCTCGGTCGTCACGGGATGCGACGACGAGGCCGAATAGTTGTTCATGTTCTCGATGGTGACGAACACCGTCGGCGTCGCAATCGCGGCGACTTTGACGAGGACGTCGGCACCGAATAGCGGTTGAGTCATCGGGGCGGAACTCCGGTCGGTTTGGAGTCGCGCGCCGCCCGTGTGCTAGTCCGCATGACTAGCCGAGCATCGGGCGGCGCGCGCTGGCGAATGCTTCGCCGTGTTACTTCGCGGGAGTGCCGGCCGTGCCGGGTCGTGTTGCCTGCTGCAATGTACTACCGGCGGGCGCCGACGGCGAACCGACCGGAGTTCCGCCCGACGACGCGCCCTCGATCGAGCGCGTGACGCGCACGGCCTCGCCCGGGTTGGCGGCGCCCTCGACGACTTCCTCGCCGGCGCCGACACCGAACGGACGGCCCTCGCGATGCGCGCGCACGATCTCCGGCAGGGACGAATAGCTTCCCGTGCTCGCGTCGCCGCCAGCGCTCGCCGCCGGGATCCCGGCGCCCGCTATCGCCGCCGTGTCGGCGCTTCCCGCCGGCGTCACGGTCGACGAACCGGCCGTGCCGGCGCTCGCCGGTGCGCCCGTGCCGCTCGTGCCGGTGCCGCTCGTGCCCGCGGCGCTTCCGCCGCTCGTGCTGCCTGCTGACGTGCCCATAGTGCGAACCTCGGTCTAGGGTGATGGTGTTGCGGTGGTGGTGGATTCTTCCACGGAATCGGCCGTGACCGCGTCGACGGCGACGATCCCGCGCCCCGTCGGCGGCGGTGGCGCGTTCGGATCGCGCGGCCCGCCGAACACCGGCGGGAATAGCGCCTCGCGCGCCTTGGTCGCGGCCTCGTCGTCGCGCGCCGCCTCGGCGCCCGCCTCGCGCGCGTGCGCGTCCGCGGCGAGTTCGCCGGCGAGCTTCACGGCGCTGTCGAGCGATCCGCGAATCGCCGTGACGAACGGATGTTGACCGCCGATGCCCATCTCGAACAGCGTGCGCGCGCTTTGGAGTTGCAAGGCCAGCGCGTCGGCCACCGCGGACGTTTTCACGACGAGGCGCGTTGAAAGGTGATGATGTTGACGAGTCGGCCGACGCCGTGCGACACGTCGCCCGACGGATCCGGTATCACGGTCACGATCTCGAAATCGCCGACCACGGTGCGGAGCGGCGCGCCCGCGTCGTCGACGAGGTCGAGCGGCCGCCGATGCAAGAGCACGACGAGGCGCGCGAGAATGCGGAGCGCCGAGCGCTTCGATGTGTCGCGCGTCCACGCGTGCAGCGTCACGCCGTTATCGCGCGCGTGCCCGCCGAACGGCGTCGCCGGCGACTCGGTCTCGGTCGAGTCGCCTAACACGATGTAGTCGAGCGCCGCGCCCGGGCCGGCCACGTTGGACCACACCGGCGGATTGCCGAGGAGCGGGCCCGCGGGATCACGCAATCCGCCGATGCCGGTGTCGCCCTCGATCGCCGCGGCGATGGCCTTGTCGAGCGGCCACGCAAAGGATTGTGCCGGATTCGTCGGGCTCACCTATTCACCCCCTCGGCGACGTTCGATCGCGTCGCGCACGAGGCGCGACACCTCGGCCTGTAGGTGCGGCTTTTCCTCGACATACGCGTTATAGAGTGCCGGATTCGCCGACATTTTCACCGTGCCGAATTCTTGGAAAATCGGATAGAACGGCAACCCCGCGGCCGTGAAATCCGCCTCGCGCCATCCCACTTCCACCGTGAGCCCCTCGGGCGGAATGAAAACCTCGACGTGCTCTTGCATGAAATGCGTGTCCACGCGCACGGTTGCTTTCGTGCGCTCTTGGATCCGCGCGCCCGACTCGGCGACCGCCTGGCGCGCGCCTGCTTTCGTCTCGGGATAGATCGAGTACACGCGCGCGATCGTCGCCGCGATGTTGCGGTAACTGAGTTGCAACTCGACGCCGTTCGTTGAGCCCTGGCGCGCCATCTATCGCGCCCTCACCGACGACCCGGGCCGGCATCTTCGCACACGTACACGCGCGCCGCCGAGACGGTGCGCGGCGTGTGCTCGCCGAGCACGACGACGACGCGCGTCCATGCGCCGCCGGCGGCGTCGACGCCGGAGATCGTGAGCCGATACCCGGGCCCGACGGCCGGCGCACAGTAGTCGAACCGCACACGCCACCGGTTGAGCGCGACCGATTGCGACGCCTCGGTCGGCACCTGGCCGCCGACAAGCGGCGAGATCGCGCACTCGACGTTCGTGCCGTTCGGGACGCCGGTCCATGCGGGCGCGCCCGTGTTCGCGCCACCGCCCGCCGTCGACCCGGTCGTCGGGCGCTCGATCGTCGCGAACGACGTGAGCGTCGGCCGGAGCACGGCCCGCGCCGCGGCGAGTGCGTCGTCGGACAGGTACGGGTTAGCGCGAGACATCGTCGGCGCGGCCGCTAGAAGCTGTACGAATTGGGGAGCGCCACCGTGCCGGGATCCGCCGCCGTGCTGGCGTCGCCCGTGGCGATCGCCGCGTTCCACTCGGCGAGCCAGTTGTCGCGCTCGACCTTGAACGTCCGAATCTGCTCGGCCGTTATGGTCGTCTGAAATTCGCCCTCGACGCGCACCGTCGACGGATCGCGCGAGAGCCGGAGCGCGATGTTGCGATACGCGCGGTGATAGCTCCACGCGGTAACGGCGAGCGAGGCCGCGACCGGATCCGCGGCGATCGCCGCCGGCAGTCGCGCGACGCCGTCGGCGATGTACGCGCCGAGCAACGCGTCGACGTCCTCTTGTGGCTTCCCGGGGAAGTACGCGAGCGAGAGGTCGCCGGCCGGTTCGAGCAACGTGGCGGAAGTAATCACGAGCGGCGCCTCTGTGTGTGCGTCGGTGTAGGGTGAAACGGGACAGGGTGCAACGACGATGCGCGCGCCGCCCTCGGCGTGAGGAGCGACGCGCGCACCGTTGTCATCGAATCGAGCGCCGCGGCCTTACTGCGCCGGGATGGACGGAATCGTGATGACGCCGATCAGTTCGGGCTCTTGGATGACGGGAAGCGACGTCTGCCATCCCTGACCCTGCACGCGAGGCGGCTTGTCGTTCTTCGCCTCGACGAGGATGAAGCGACCCGGCGCCGGACGGCCGACACCGCGGCCGATCGCCTGGTAGCCGAGCGTGCCCTCGACGGTGCGATACTGCCCGTCGCCGAGGTCGATCCGCTCCTCGTTGTCGCTCGTGCCGATGAACACCATCGCGTTGCGCGGGAGGAAGAACCCCGAGCCGGTTTGCGTGCGATACTGAAGATCGTATTGCGTGAACGGCGGCAACCCGTCGCGGCCCATTGCCGCGTTGAGTTGGTCGAGCGACGCGCGGCCCGCGACGCTTTGGATCTGGCCGCCGGTCGACACCGTGACGACGCCGGCGCGCGTCTGGACGGTCGTATTGGAGCCGAGCACCGAGAGGAGCCGGCGGCCCGCGACGATCTCGCGCACCGTGACGCCACGCGCGGCCATCGCGTCGACCATGGGGAAGATGTCGAGCACGAACGGGTTGATGGCGTTGTCGGTCCAATCGCCGCCGACGCGCACGAGTTCGGGGAACTTCGGATAGTTGATGTCTTCCGTGTACCCGTTGTCCCCGGTGATGGTGACTTTCTTGCCGACCATCGCTTCCCATCGCTGCTTCTCGTTGAGTTCGACCATGGGCAGATTGATACCCGCGTCGACCCACCGATTGATTTGCGCTTGCGCCGCCGCGACGGCCTGCTGCTCGCTCCCGGTGAGGGAGGTGATGTACTGAATCAGCGCGTCGTACTCGACGCCGGTGAAGTCGTCGGCGATGTCGTTGTCGGCGAGGATGACGTCGAAATGCCCGATCAGCTTGCCGTTCTTTTTCTGCGCCGGCGAGTAGCGGTCGCCATTGTTCGCGATGACGGTGCGATACGAGATCCGCGTCTCGCGGAACATATTGCTCGTCACCGTGCGTTCCGGCAGATAGCGCGCGCCGAGGTATTGCCGCGTCGCCGTGCCGAACTGCGCGAGCGGGTTCGTCGTGATCCGATTCAGCGTGCCATCGGTCGCGAGCGTGTCGAGGAGTGATGCGATCTCCATGTTACGGCGCCCCCACGGTGCAAAGGTACTTGGTGCGGAGTGCCGCTTTGATGGTCGCCGAGAGCGTCGAGAAGTTCGGGAGAAAATTCTCCTTCACCACGACGCCGGCGCCGGGCCGCACGAGCGCGACGTCATTGACGCGGTTGACGTTGGGATTCTCGAATGCGACGATGAAAATCTCCTCGTCGGTATCGAGCGCGAGGTGCAGCGACGTGCCGGCGTTGCGCTGCGCGAACGTGCGGCCGACGATGGTGCCGGACGGCACCACGGCGTGCGCGTTCGCGTCCGTGACGGCCGCCGATGCGTTCGGGATCGCGCGCGCGAGCGGGGTGACGACGATTGAGGTCGCCGCCGCGGCGGCGCCGTTCGGCGCATACGCCAACAGTCCCGGGTTGCCGAAATTGAGCACCGTTCCCGGGCGGATCGCCGCCGACAGCGCGGCGACGGTGAGTGCCACGGCACCCGCGGCGGCGGCGGCGGTGAGCGTCACCGTAACCGCGGAGTACGTCGGGTATTGCGTCGGGTCGACTTTCGCGCCACCGGGTAGAAGCTGGTCACGGCCGAGGAAATCCCCGCACCATGCCGGTTGAGCGATCGAGTAACCCGCGAGTGTTTGATCGCGAGACATTCGGGCCGGTTCCTAGTTGGAAAGAGTGTCGGTCACTTCGCGGCCGTTCCCGCGGGAATATCCCCGGGAAAGACATATGTCTTGGCGCCGGGAATCGGCGCCGGGCCGCGCGGAGTGCCGTTGTTTCCGGCCGTGCCGGGCGTTCCTGACGTGCTTTGATCGGGGTACGTCGTGCCCTTCGGCGGGGCGGGCGGCGCGGCGGGCGTCCCGTCGGCCTTGGCGGTGAGCGCCGGCAGATACGTCGCCAGCGCCGTTTTCGCGAACTCGGCAAGCTTCGCCGGCTTCGCGGCCGCGTCGCTCGCGACCTTCACCATCGGAACCCGAACGGCCTTGCCGTCGACGGTTTCCTCGGCGAACGACAGTTCGAGCCCGCGATCGCGCACCACGTCGCGAAGTGCCGCGGCGTTGAACCCGACGAGCGGTGCGGCCTCGTCGGCAATCTTCGCGCGATCGTCGGCCGCGATCCTGGCCGACAGCGTGCCGTGTTCGTCGACCTTCTGTTTCACGGCCTCGGGCGTCCCGAGTGCCTTGTAGGCATTGAACGCCGCCGCGTCGGTGGCGCTCAATACGATCTCGCCCTCTTTCGGCAACCTTGCGCGAAGTTGCCGGCGCTCCTCGCGTCCCTCTTTCTGCTCGTCGAGCACGAACGCGAGTGCTTCCTCGGCCTGGCCGCGGAACCGTTTCACGAGATTTCTGGCCGCCTTGCGGCCCTCGGCGGTCGCTTCCTCGGCCTCGCCGTCACCGGCGCCCGGCTCGGATCCGCCGCCACCCGCGCCGCCGGCTCCACCGCCGGGCCCCTCGCGGAGCGCGAACGGCAACGCCGTGAGCCACGTTGGCACCTGGCGAGAGTCGTCGAACGGAAGGCGGATCATGCGACCACGTTGGCGCATTCGGAAACCTCGGGCTCGGTGTGTGGGCGAGATTCGAGGCGGGCCCGTCGGCCCGCGTCTGTGCGGTCATATTTACCGCTTGCCCCTCAGGTGCGCAAGAATTAGACGAGCGCGGGCGCCGGCCGGGCATAATGCCGGAATATCCGACCCCCGAATCGACCCCCTTGACACTAGGGCCAACGGCCCTACATTCACAGTCAAGCGGCACGACGCCGCGCCACCCGAGACGAGATAGAGAAATGACCGCAACGGATAAGCTGGCGATGATCGAGACCGCGATCGCCGAGGGCCGCACGGTGTACCTCGTCACCGCGACGCGCGCGACGAAGATCACGCCGCGCACGTTCCGCGCATGGCTCGCCGCCGGCCGCCCGGTCGTCAAACTCAACGCCGCGGGCTCGTCGCTCCTGCTCGCCGCCGGCCGCCACTACGTGTGCGCCGACTACGTCTCGATCCGCGTCGAGGGCCGGTAACATGAAATGGCGCGGCGAACTCTCGTGCGATGCTTTCATCGTCGGCGATTTGCGGTCGCCCAACGGCATGAATCAGAATACGCCGTGCAAGTTTCGGCCGACGTTGCTCGTCACGTGGCACGATCGCGCCGGCGTCGAGCACTCGCGCCAGTGTTGCGGCGTGCACCGCCGGCGCTATCGGTTCGCCGAGTCTATCGTCGCACTCACGCCGGAACTGATCGCGGCGATCCCTGACGAGGCGCCGGCGCCGATCCTCTAGAGGATCTCGCCGGCCTCGTCGCGGTACTCAATCCGGCATTTGCACCCGCCGCGGCACTTCCGCTCGCCTATTGGTTTGAGCGCGCCGACGGCCACCCACCCTCGCGCCGTCTCGGCCTCGCACGAGTTCGCGCCCGTGCAATGCTCGGCGCTCGGGTCCTCGACGTTGTGCTCTTGCACGGCGCCGAGTTCGAGCATTTCGTCGCGCTCGATCGCGTGATACAGCTTCCGGCCCGAGGCGGCATACGTGCTCGCGCGATAGAGGAACCCGCCGTCGAGCGTGAGGCCGTCGGCAATGTCGGCGGCGAACCGATCGAGGTACGCGTATTGATCGCGCACCGCGCGCCCGACGCGCCCGAAATCGGCCGGCGTCATCTGCGCCCACCCGCCGCGCGCGGCCGCGGCCGAATACAAATTCGCGTCCTTCACCGCCTCGCGCATCTGCACGAGCCACACGTCGAGCGAACCGCCGGCGCGGAGCGCTTCCGAGGCGGCGAGCATTTCGAGGCGCGTGCCGTCGATCGCCGTGTCGATCGCGCGTCGCACGGTCTCGCGCGGGACGAACCGGCCGCGCGCGTCGCGGTAGCGCTTCGCGCCGGCGTTCCACGTGAATAGCGAGCGTGCGACGGCCACCTATTCGGACCCGAGTCCGTCGGCCGGCGCCGGCAATTCCGGTTGCGCGTCGAGCAGCGTCGAGAGCGCGCGCGGCGCGTTCCGCCGGAACGCGTGTGCCGCGCGGTTGACGTCCTCGGCGGTGATCTGCGCGGCCGCGTCGAGTTCCGCCGGCGACGCGGGCCGGTGCCGCGCGTGTTGCGGCCGCGCCGGCACTAGGCGCCGCCGCCGGAATTGTTGCCGTTCCCCCCGGTGCCCTGACCGGCGTCGGCCGGCGGCGTGTCGCTCGGCGGCGGCCCGCCGGGCGCCGGGTCGCCCGGCTTCGGTGGCGCGTTCGGGTCGGCGTTCGGGTTCGCGGGGTCGGCGAACTTCGGCACGAGCGCGGCCGCCTCTTTCGGCGTGAACCCGCACAGGATCGCCGCGCCGACGAGATCCGCGCCGGCCGTCGTCAGTTGCGCGAGCATCGTCGCGCGTTTGATGCCGAGTTCGAGCCGGTTGAGCGGGTCGTTATTCATCTGCTCGATCATCGCGTCGACGTCGGCCACGCCAGCGGCCGACATTGCCGCCTCGCGCGCGAGCGTGCCGGCCGTGACGCTGGCGTCGATCGCCGTGCGCTCGTCGCTCGTGATCGGGCCCGTATCGATCGAGACGTCGAACGTCGCGCGGAGCGTTTTGGTAAACCGCCCGGGCTCGCCGACGAACGCCTCGGCCATCGCGAGCGCCGTCTCGACGAGCCATCGGCCCAACGCGTTGACCTCGGTCGCCGTCGCGCGCAACGTCGCCTGGTAGTCGGCGCGCGCTTGCTCGCGCGACGTGTCGCTCGCGACCATCTGCGCCATCAACACGTGTTCCTGTTTCGCCTCGCGCAACATGGCGCGATAGAGCGTTTCGAGCGTCTCGACGAGCGGCGACGCCTGGCCGGGCTCGCGAAACGTGACCGTCGGCGTTGCGAGCGTCGTTTTGCCGGTCGCTTCCTCGACTTGCTTTTGGCCCGTCAGATAGAGCGTCACGCCGCCGCCCGTCGTGTGCTTCGTCGGCGCGCCGTCTGCCTGCACAAGCTTGCCCGTCGCCGCGTCGCGCGTCCACCCTTTCGGCATCTGCGCATTCGCGATGATCCGTTCGAGCCATCCGGCGGTGACGACGTTTCGCCCGAGCGCGGTCAACGTAAGGTTGATGCCGCGCTGGATTTGCACCATTTGCGGGGTGATGAAGCGCGAGCGGCTCATTTCGTACATGGTGAGCCGGCCGCCGAATTCAAGCGGCACGACGGCACCGGCGCCGGCGGTCCCCTCGTCGAGTTGCTTAATGATCGTCTTTCCGGTGCCCGACGAATACACGCACTCGGCGCGGCGCGTGCCGGAGTTCGTCCCTTGCACGTTCTGGCCGCCGGTGTAGATCACGACGCCGATCGACTCTTTCGTATCCTCGTCGACGGCGACGGTCGCATTTTCCGGCAACGGCGCATCGGGCCACACGAACGAGAGTCCCTCGGCGACGTCGGCCGCGCGCGGCACTTGCTTGACCGTGCGCACTCGGCCCGAGCCGTCGTCGACGTTGACCGGCGCCAGCTTGCCGCGCGGCACGTAGAGCCGGGCCGGCGCGCGGCGCGCGTAGAGCAGCGTCCGCACGTAGCCTTGCACGATCGCGTGCACCTTGCGCGCGTCCCACCATTCCGTAACCGCGGCCTCGGCCTCGTCAATAAGCGCTTGTTCGGTCGGCGTCGGCGTGTCCGTGTTTTTGAGGTGCCGCCTGACGGTGAACCCGAACTCGGGCTCGCGCCCGAGCACGCCGGCGACGTGGCGGTCGATCACGTCGGCGAGCGCATTCTCGGACATAAACGCCGCGTGAATGAGCGCCAGCGCATCGGAGGCGCCCTCGTCCATCGGGCCCGGGCGCGGGCCGATCCAGCCGGCACCGTCGAGCCAATGATCGCCCTCGATCATGCGGCGCAACGCCGCCGCCGACGTCGCGACGCCGAGCGGGCGCGGCGACGAGTCGACCTTCCCGCCCGACGTCGACGGCGTCGAGATCCCGGCGATCTCACTGAGCGCGACGGCGCGCGCGACCGTTTGCGTTGCGTCGTTGTACCCGAACGAATCGAACGGCGTCGCCATAGCGAAAGGAAGCGAGGAGCGGAGCGCGCCGTGCGCGACGGGTGACGTGCGGGCACTTACCGAATACGGTCCAACCTACCGCCAAACTTACGAGTAATCCACCACGGCGACCGATCCGTCGCCGTGGTCATCCTCACCGACCGGCGGGCCGGACGACTCGTCCGCGCCCTCGCCGGTCTCGGATAGGACGTAGATCGCCAGCCAATCATAGGCGACCGCGAGCGCGTCGGCGTCGTCATCGTTGCCCGACTTGAAGTCCGTCCGCGAGAGGTTCGCGAGCAACCGGTCGGCCCACCCCGAGCCGTCGTCGACGATGTAGAAGCGGCCGCCCTCGATCTCGCTCGCCACGGGCCCCGCGCGGATCTCTTTATTCTCGCTCGACCGCACGAGGCTAGAGCGATACCCGGCGCACAGCCGCCGGAACGCGCGCGCATCGGTGACGCCAGCGGCGCCGGGCTCTTGCTCGCCCCGTTGGTACACGACGAGGCCATCCGAGACCACGGTCGCGCGAATGTGCGCATCGCGCGGCCCGACGCTCCATTGCCCCGACGTGTAGCCGGTAATGAAAAAGTCGGCGTTCCGATCGTACCCGACGCGGACGCTCGACGTCCAATCGCTATCGCCCGGCGGATTATCGGGCGCGATCGTGCGCCAATCGCCGCACCCTTGCGTCGCCGCGCGGTCCCACCCGCGGCAGATACGCACGAGCGGCGGTGCGTGCTTGACCCGCTGGATCATCTTCGTCGCGAAGAAACCGCCCTCGCGCGGCGCCGGCCGTTGCTGGTACAGGCAACGCCAGCGGTAGCCGTTCGGGCCGCCCATGCGGCGCCGGATCTTGCGGAGTCGCTCGATCGGCCACCGTTCCGGCCACAGCGCGTCACCGTCGCGGCGCGGGTCCGGCTCGACGGTGACGGTCGGCGGGAGTTCCTCGCGCCACGCCTCGAACTCGCGCCGCTCGTGAATCGCATCGAACGCGATCACGTGCCACCCTTCCGGCGTATCCTCGGCCGTGCGCTCGGCTTGGAGCAGCGAGCCGACGAGGTCGGACTCGTGCCAGCGCGTCAGCACGAGCACGATCGCGGCGCCTGGCGCTTGCCGCGTGTAGAACGTCGAGTCATAGAACGACGCGACCGCCTCGCGCACCGTTTCCGACTGTGCCTCGCGCTCGCTCTTGTACGGGTCGTCGATGATGCCGAGGGAAAACCCCTTGCCCATGATGCCGCCGCCGACACCGCTCGAAAACACGCCGCCGCCATCCGGCGTTTCCCAATGCGTTGCCGCGGCGACCTCGGGTGCGATCGCGCCGCCGGTGCGCACGTAGTAGCGCCGAGCGGCGCGCGAGTGTCCGCGGGCGAGCGTGTCGCCGAACCCGACGATCGCCGTAAAGAGATCGGGGTGCCGGTAGAGGAAATACCCGGGCAACAGACGCGAGATTAGCTCGCTCTTGCCGTGGCGCGGCGGCTCGCACACGATCAGTCGCAACAGCAACCCGTCGGCGATGTCCTGGCATCGCGCGATCAGAAGTTCGTTATGCCACGCGAAAACAAACTTGGGTTGCGCGCGCTGGATCCATTCGCGGAACGTAAGCAACCGCTCGCGCCGTCCCTCGACGAGCGCGAATAGCTGCATACGCTCGACGGGCGCGAGGTAGCGGAGCGCCTCGCGGAGTGCCTCGGGTGTGATCGCCGCCGGGTCTGCGAGCGCGCTCGATAGCGCGTCGCCCTCGATCACGGCGTGCCGGGCGCGCCGGGCGCCGACAAGCGCGGCCGCCGCAACAGCGTGAGGCGATGCAGCGGCCAGAACTCGGTAACGTCTCGCCCGCGAGACCGCGTCGCGATTGTCGCGCGCTCGCCGTCGATCGAGATAATGCGGCCGGTCGTGAATCCGGCAACGTCGACCGTGTCGCCGACCCGCAAATCCGTCACGGCTCCGACAACGGGCACGCGGTCCAGTACACGCGGCCGAGGAACGCCACCGCGCCGAGCAGTCCGACGAGGTGCGTCCAATCGCGCGGCATGTGGAGCGCCGACGGAAACACGAACCCGCCGAACACGTTGAGCGCGAGCGCGCATGCGGTGTGCTCGTCGCGGAGATATTGCACCGACCATCGCCACCCGCCCGCGTTCGGCCCGACGTAGCGCCACCCGAGCGGCCGCCACCCGCACCACTCCATCGCGACGAACCGGCCAGCGATCACGAGCAGCGCGCCGAGGGTCCACGCGCCCCACCACGGGAACCCGGCACCGTGCACGAGCGCCCAGGCCAGCACGAACCCGGCGGCGACGCGCAACGTGTGGTGCACGAACCGCGGCGCGGTGATCGGGCCGTGCGTCACTTCCTCGACGAGCCGGCCGCGGCGGAAGCTATTGGCCGTCACGGGTAACACTTCCGCGCCGTCTCGTATTGCTCGCGCCAGTAGGCGACGCGCCCCGTAGCCGCTTCGAGGTCCGTCAGCGCGCGGCCAAGCGATTCGTTCCGGTACTGTATCGCGCGATAGACGTCGCGTTGCAAATCGTCGAGCGCGGTGCGCACAAGTTCCGCGCGGCGCTCGATCGTCGAACCCCTTTGCGCCTCGACGAGATCGCGC